ACCGATACATCTAACTGGGTGGAGATAGGGCAGTATGACATGAACGGGACAGCCAAACGAAAGGTGACACAATGAAAACATTTAAGATAACCGCATACACCGCCGAGTACACAACCTACTGGGTGCAAGGCGAAGACAAAGACGACGCTTATCAAAACTGGGCAGACAATGGATACGACAGCGAAAAGAAACACCTTAACAATTCGGAGTCCGATGTGTTGTCGTGCGAAGAAGAAACATTAGAAGAGGTAACACAATGAAACAACAACCAACAGTCCACCACTACATCCTGACCTACGACGCAGATAACCAACTGTGGTATCACGATGTCGAAACCGAACGAGAGAAATTCCCCGACGGTGCAACCATGAACCTAGACACAGGCGAAACCTATTGGGGTTATCTCGGTGACGACGAGTACGCACCGAACGAATCAGAACTAAACGAGCAGATAGTCCGAGCAGTCCGACAACTCAATCAAAACAATCGTGAAGTACCATTCACGGTAGAAGACTTCGAAGACTACAAAACTGCCGAACTAGACGACGAAACTGACCGCACCCACATACCATACCCACCCGTTTGAAACGCTCTAATGCGCTCCTAATGCGTGCAATTTACCCGAAAGACCACAATGACCCACAAACTAATCAAGTTCATAGCGACACGCCCATCAGTAGAAATCTTGCTGGAAATCAAACAGCGACTACTGCCACGCAACCAAGAACCAACCTACACAGAACCATCACACCACTTCGTTGTAGTTAAGATGGCAGGCAATCAGCCTGTCGCCTACTGGCGAGGGTCAGGACACGGCACAAACGAACGGTGGACTAAACGCCGACACCTCGCATACCAATACATGACCGAGTATCAGGCACGCCGAGACACCGACGCTTGCACTCTCGACCACAAACACAACTACCAGATACAGTTAGTCAGATAATCTGCTAGCATAAAGTTTGGATTTGCCCTGCTCCGCAGGTATCCCCTTCCCTAGCGTCGTAGCGGGGCAAGTCCATTTAACTTACCGCCCGTACCACCATGACGACGGTACTCTCGCTCTCTCGGGGTCTTACCACCCCACACACCGTACCTTCTTATGTCATTCGTTTCGCATTCCATAGCGTAAGCCAAACATTTCTCAGCGACAGGGCAACGCTCACAAATCTTCACCGCTTCATCATAGATACCAGCAGTAGACACACCGACAGCAGTCTCAGGGAAGAAGATAGTAGTTTTCATTCCGCGACACAGCGCGTCATCGAACCAATCTAAATGTTTAAGGTCAATCATGTTTAAATCTTTCTAAGTTCGCTGTATGTATTTCGGATTTCAGTTGCTCTATCAACGCTTTCAGACTTGATATTTCGTCAAGTAAATTGTTTATGATTTCTTCAGTCTTCTTCTGAGTCATCTAACTTATCTCCACATACGGGCTTAACTGGCAACAATTGTTTAGGCAAACATGAACACAGTCTTGCTTTCATTGTCTCTCCTTAGCATGGTGAACCATTGACAGGCAACCGATGTAGCCTGCTGTGTCTACGATACTGTCGTGATGCCATCCGCCGTCAGCGATTGCTGTCCTAAGACGCGACAGTTTAACTGCGACCATGAACATGACTGCTTGTTCTACTGTGAGCGACACGCCTGTCATGCCTTCAAAGATGTCGCGTGCCTGTGTGTAGTCTTCTAATGGGTGGGCGTACTGTGCTTGTCTTGCGCCTGTGATTAGCGAGTGTGCTTCCAACAGTATCTCTGAGCCGTTGCAGTTTTCAATCATGGTTAGGGTTTCTCCATATTGCTGGCGAATAGTTCAGTTCTATTGCGTCTTTGTGTGCTGGGCTTTCGTAACAGCGCATGATGTGAAGGCATGGGTCTGAGCCGTCTTCGAATTCTGCGTCTTCTGTTATAGAAGTTGGTAGCCCGTCGTGTGTGTAGCAGACGGGTGGTGAAACCCATCCGCTACGCATACCGATTTCTAACCATTGCTCGAAATCTAATTCGGTTATCTCCATTAGAACGCTTCTTCTTCTTGCAAGAAACCAATCTTACCGAAATCGTTCTGTGCTTTCGCTACAACCTGCACCGTTTTATCTGCCATAACTGGGTTGAAACGGCAAGTCAAACCGATTTCGTCAGCAAGAATTTTGCTGGATGTTTTCTTCTGCCCATCTTTCTCGTAGGTTGAGATGTCTAGTTTGCCTGCAACAATTACTCGGCTACCTTTTTCAATGGATGCCGCAGCGTACTCTGCCATCTGTCCGAAGACTGTTACGTTGTGCCAAACGGTAACTTTCTTGTCGTCTTTACCGCTTGTTGTAGCAACTGTGAATGTGCCCACAGCCATCCCGCTTTGCGAGAATTTCAGTTCGACAGGTTTACCTGCGTTCCCTACGATTGTTATGTTATTCATTTGGATACCTCTTTCATTGGTTGGATTATTGGTTCTCTTTTATTAGAGACTTTGTTGTCGCACAAATGCAACGGGGGTTCAGACAAGCGGACATAGGTGGTTAAGGTCATATCGCAACGGTCACAGAACCATCGGGTTTGTTTACTTCCCTTCATATAGCCACTATATCAGGGGCGTTTGATAGCCCACGGTCCCCAGCCGTAGCCGTGTTTATCTACACCGTACTGGTAGATGACCAGCCCTGCTGTAAGACAGACACGAGGGTTGTAGAGGTCATCGACGTGGGTTAGGACACCTTTGTCGCGAAGCCATCGTGTCCATGACCCGTTGATTTGGATGAGACAACGGCTACCACCATTAGGGTCAGTCGGGTTGAACGCTTTGATTTGTCCTCGTGACTCACGATGTATCACATAGTCGAGGGTCATCATCTGGTTTTCCGCCCATCCGATTTCTCGTGCCAAAGCCCACCATTCTGGATGTCGGGCGTCTGCTGGTATCGGCGGTTGAGGTATTGTCTCCCTTGCTTGGTAATTGACTGCTTGCATTGCTTGTATCGGTTTAGGTGGTGGGGCTTTCGCTGTTGAGACAGACCCCCCAAAGAACAGTAACCCTGTCACGGTGGCAAGTATATGTTTAATCATTAATCCTCTAGTCGTAGGTGGATACGGTCATCAACTCGTTTACCTCTGTTGGGTATATGAGAAATCCTTTCGCTGGATTGTCGGAGTTGGGTGCGGCGATTTTAATTTGGAGTTTGTTTTTGTTTGCTCTCAAATATCTTTTTAATCTGCCGAGTTCTATTATACAGAAAGCGTTGGGTGCAAACATATACACCCACCATTTCGCTGTTGTTACCGCTATACCAGATGGCTTCCAGCCTGTGTTTCGTGGGTTCTGTTCGAACTCCACAAAAATTCTTCCGTTGCGGAACCTATCGTACTTCACTTCGAATGAACCTTCGCTCAAATCCGCAAGAAACTGTTTAACTATTTCTTCGCCTTGATGACCGAACGCTAAATCTTTTGTGAAGTCATGCGGGTTAATGTCATGCGAAGGAACATAACCTTCGGTGCGTTTAATATCAGTCATTAATTTTAACTGACTCGTAGCCACGATTCAAGAACGCATCCAAAGCGGAACGTTCACGTGGTGACACACCAAGTTTCTGCACAAACTTATCTGCGTTATAGATTCGTTCCATTAAACATTCGTACAGTTCTCGTGCTATGTCTTCCATCAGTAACCTGCTTTCTTTAAAATGGTTATCAAGTCTTCAAGTCTTAAGACCGCATACTGGTCTGCTGGGTTGCCGTAACTGCGACGCTTAGCCACAACTATTCCAAGTTCAGCGTTAGCGTTGTCACGTTCAACTTGTGCTTCATGCAACCATGTTGAAAAGTTGAGAACCTTCTGGTTTTTGCATTCCCAAACAAGTCGCGGGTCTGTGCCAGCGATATCACCTTTGTCGTTCATCCCGTGTAACGTTCGCCGTTCCACATGAGGGTAGAACTGTGCAAGATAGTTCACTATGAAGGTTTCGAAACTGGTTCCTTTAGCGCGTTCCTTGGACACGAGCCGACTCCTCTGCTAATAGTTGGCGCAACAGAAGGCTTCTGCTGACACCACGTTTCTTGCATAGTTGTTTGATTGTTTCCATTTGGTCTGCTGTTAAACGCAAAGCGACTATCGCTGTTGAACGGGTTTTACCTGTCGGGTCTACTGTCCGATAGTTAGCCATTGGTTACACCTTTCAGTTCTGTGAACGCTGTACGCAATGTTGATAGGTCTTTTTGTAGGATTTGTCCAGCCCAGTTCAAGCCTGCTTTTTCTGCGACGGCGTTAGGTACTAGCCCTGCTTTTTCGCAGGCATCAACGAACTGTTTCACCTGTGTTTTGGTGAGTGGTGCGTTGTCGTCAGTCACGGTGGAAGCCACAGCCTTGCCTGCTTGTGGCTTCCCCGCTACTGCTGACTTGTCATCCCATTCTGATTTAGACCAGAGTGACAGACAGATACCGAAGCGCATGGATGCGTTGCGTAGGAAATCGCCGATGAGTTCTTTGTCTAGGTCTGGTTTGTCTGCGCGTACCGAGCCGACACCGAGGATTGATTTCCCGAGGATGGTGAGGTGTGCCCACATGACTGCCATGCCGTTTACTTCTGTGATGGCTGGTCTGCCGTTCACCCATCCGCATGGTTCCCATGACCACATCGGGTCGATGTCGATGAGGATGCGTGTGATTTCTGCGTGACCTACGAAGTCGAGTTGGATGCCACCTCTCGGTAGTTTCCCGACGATTGACGGGTCTGGTACTGCGTATTCGGTGAGGATATCTTCTAGTTTCATACTCGTTCCCCTTTCAAGAGAAGTGTTCTGTTGGTTACTTTCTTACTGTATTTCTCTGCTATTGCTGGTTCTAATGCTTTCAATGCTTTGATGTCTAGGCTCGCCCATGTTCTGCCTTTCCATGTGGCGATGATTGTGCCGTTCACGGTGGCGTATTCGTTTGCGCCTATCATGTCGCACAGTTCTGCTTTCAATCTGTCTTCCATTTCTTGGTATGCTTTCAATTCTTTCTTAACGTGTTTCAGTTGCTCTACCAGTTCGGCGGCTGAAACACGTTAAGAAAGAATT